GACCGTGTCCCACCAATTAAAAATCTCCTCTTGCCAAACCGTTGATGGTCTTGTCTCATCAATCCAATTGGTCACTACGACGTTCTTCCTGAAGTCGCTGTCCCTGTATCCTCCTCCGATTGGTTGTGACGACATTGAAATTAGCATTGTTTTACAAGCCCACAATTGCAGTCAAAGGAACTATTAAGCCAATACCGTTTGCCCCGTTCATGGAATTGCCTCCCACTCCTCCGGAGACATTTATCGTCAAATCCGTTCCAGTTTTCGTTCCCCTGTAAGCAATCAAGACGCTTCCTCCTGCCCCTCCTCCGCCCTGAATGGTGATTGTTCCAACTGTGCTCCAGGCGGACGCTCCTCCTCCACCTCCACCGGGCAGAGGAAGGAACTCCTTCGGAACAAAATTAGAGAAGGCTTTATAAGGAGCCCTTGGAGGAAATCTGAAATGAAACCCGGTTGTTGCTACTCCGGATGTGTTCCTGCTGTCGGTAGTAGTAGTGCCATTGCCACCGGAAGCATCAATGCTCATGGTGTTAGAGACCGTTAAATTTCCTCCCACCAAAATCAGCAATCCTCCTCCCCCTCTGCCTCCGTTCGCGGTCATTGGCGTTGCGGCTTCAACTATATCTTCCCTTGTAAAATCAAAATCTACATTCGGTTCGTTCACGGCAGAGGCTCCTCCGGTGCCCTGATTCAACGGCTTTTGACGAACAAAAGAATTGTAAACCCTTCCTCCCATGATCGGGAAAAATCCCCTGCCGTGCTGTTGTCCCACACCGCCCTTTCCTCCCAAATTCCTCAGGTCTATCATCCCCGAGGACGTCAAAACGCAATCTCCCTTCACCAAGAAAATGATCAGCGTCCCGTCGTCATGGGGATTGGTGAAAGACAACGAGCCGTTCCCCGTAATGCTTATTGAGCTGTATTGTTTGATCACGACTTTCTGGAAATTCAGGTCAATTCCAACCGTCCCGGTGTTGAATACCAAGGCGCCGTCGGAACCGTCCCCGAAATTGTATCGCATCAAGGCTCCCAAGTTTATGTTTATTCTGTTGTTAACGTCGTCATCACTAACGTCATCGAAATTCTGGAAATTCAATTTCGCCCTTTGCCCGACGAGAGTTCCGCTCTTGTACACCTCGATGGTTTGCAAATCCTCGTAGGTCTTCTTCGTCAATGCCAGCATCATTTTGTACACCTTTCCGGCAAGATTATGGTTCTGGGCCGATGTGCCCTCTTGTCCCCTTAAGACCGTCAACTGGTCTCCCGATTTCGCCGTCACCCTGACAATCTCCCTGTATGGGTCGTCCGCGGGGTCCGAATAGTCCGTTGCGTTCCACCAAACCAAATTATATTGTCCCTCCGTCTCCGGGTCCGGCAATTTGCTTCCTTCTCCGGAAACCAACCGGACGGTTGTGGCAGTGCTGTCATAACCCTGACTGACGGTCACTTTGCAAAAATTTCTCACGGGATCGTAAGCCATTTTTCCTTAAATCCATCCCTGATTAAAATAATCGACTGTCTGAACCTTAATGGGCTCTATCGTCTCCACCCTCAAATCTTCAATCATCCTTTGGATAAAAGCCTCATATATTTCCAGTTTTCTGTTTGCCTCTGGATGTCCCAATTCCTCGAAATACCTGAAGGCATTTCCGTATGCGAAAACCTCCCAGTAATTGTCCAAAACCAAAGGTATCTGGTCTGAAGTGGTCGTGAATTCCGGCTGTCTGGGAATATACCAAAGCCTTATCCCGTTGATCTGGGTTGATGTTGGCTGCGGAAAAATGAAGATTTGCGAACCGAACAGGTCCATCAACGGTTTTGATTTCGGCTGTGTCCTCAAAAGATTGTAGAACTCAAAAGGAAGATTGCCCAAGTCGGCCTGAGCAACCTTTCTCCATTTCGTATTATCCGTTGGATCATCATAATTTACTTCCACTCTCAAAATTGTCAGCATATCAGTTGGCAATTGATAGTTCGCTTGTCCCGCCACCAAATCGGTCTTTTTTATTGTCCCGAAAATCTCTATCTCCTCGTGAGCCAACCTTCTTTGGATGTCAAGATAGGTCTCGTTGGTCAAATCCAAAAGTCTCGCGTCTGGAAGCCTCTCCGGAGTTGTGTTTGTCAGTCTCCTTGTCTTGTCAAAGATTTTTTGCAATGTCATAATGGCAAGTTTTTAATGTGCGGATAGGGCAAGGAGCAACCCCACCCTATCCAAAAAATTAGGGGGACCGACTCGCCGCCAGCCCCCCATCAGATTATAGAGCAGTTGCCGCACTTTCTACCCTGACAAGCCTCTCCTCCTGTGTTCGTGCCACGCCGATATTGGTCTTAGCACCAACCGAACCTTTCTGACCCAATGGGTTGGAGACAGAAAGGTTGCTTTCAGGAGGAAGGACATAGGTATTTACCTTATTTGCTAACCAGTAGGAAATTCTATAAGCATCAGCAGCAATAAAGGTTGTAGGATGAACTGTAACTGTTGAAGAAAAAGTTACAACATTAGGAGATTGAACAATTCTCACTCCGTCCATTGAACCAACTTCTCCGTTGAAGAGATTTTCAGGAGCAGCGTATTTGTGCATATCAAGCCATTGACCAACAGATGTATTGGATTTAAGATCAAAAACTACTTCAGGTGTAGTAATAGCAACATAACCACCACCCCTTTGTGAAAATTCAGGGGCAGCATTCTTTCTTAATTTAGCAGCTGCTTTTCTTACTAAGTCAGCATCAAATAAATCTGTAGCAGTTAAAGCGCTTCTTGATGTCTTACCTCCCGCATAAATAACATTTGTTCCAGCATTAACAACTGTTTGAATAACCTCATCAATTTTTCTTGCCATTGCCTTACCAACCTCGACAAGGGTTGTGTTTATCAAATCAAAAACAGCGGTTAAGGCAACCAAGTCCGTGAGTTCAACATTGATTCCGTATTGGGTTGGAGTTGTGTCAATGGCATTAACGGAGACAGCGATTGCGGTTGGAGGAGTTCCTTCCGTAAGGGAAGTTACGGAAGACGTTGCGATTTTATTGAACGTGAAAAATCTTGAAGTGTAATTGCCTTGAGGAACTCCAACGATAGTGCCAAACTGCTCAAAATAAAGATTTGGTTGAAGAGATTCTATGACAACTTTGTCATAGTAAATGCCCAAGGCTTTTTGTGCAGCCTCAAGGTTAGAAGTAGTTGTCGTAGCCATTTTACGACATTTCCATCAGAAACCCGATGACCTATATCACCAATCTGAACTATTCCTCTGGGTAGTACAGTTGTTTAAAGAGCTGTTCCGCTTGTTCTTTAGTTAGAGCCTCGCCTTTGGGTTCTGATGGAGCGGAGGTTAATTTATTCGAACCCAAAGAAAATCCTATTTGAGATGGTCTGTTTTCGATTGTCTTTTTGCCGATATACCTCAAAATCGTATCCTCGATTGTCTCACCTGCCCTTCTAAACTGCAAGATGTTCTCGATTTCGTCCGACAACTCCGGATACTTCTTAGCAACTATGTTCTCAAGTTCCAATCTTTCGACCTTCTGCATCAAACTTCCTATATCGGAAACATTCAGAAGTTCCCTTGCTTTCGCAAGCTCTTCTTCCAATTGTTTTCTTTTTTCCTCCTCTTGTTTCCTTGCTCTGATTTCTTGTTCAAGTTTCTGTCTCAAAACCTTGACTACAGGACCCTCTTCCTCTTTCGAATCTTCTCGAACCTCTTCCCCTTGAACCTGATCCTCTTTTTTAGGTTGTTGAATTTGTTCTTCGCCCATTGTCTTACGCTCTCCTGTCCGGGAGCAGACAGGAAAGGGAAGTAATTAACGACTATTAAAGGTAAAACTGAAGGATTTCTGGCTTTGCGTATCCACCTCTCAATTCCACTTGCCTTCTGCAGCCCTCTGAATTACATATCCAAGCCTTCCATTCCTCAACATACTTGTAGATTGACTGGTTAAAAGTGGACTGAAACCTGTGTCCTCCGCAAAGGCAGTAAAACTGGTTGTTGTAGAAAACGTCCTTGTAATGCTTACATTCCTTCGCGGGAACTCCACAGAATTCGCAAATCCCGCCTCTGATGTTAGGATAAACAACTTTCTTTGCCTCTTGTACGGTTGAACCCTCTTGTTGGATTGTTTCTTCCTTTTTCTTTGCCATTTTCCTTTATTATACACCCTAATTACGACCCTGTCAAGTTTATGAATTCCAGCTCAATGACTCTCATGAGAT